ATTCGATACAGAATGGGATATTGTGAGACAGGCACCTATGGTGGTCGTATCATTGTCCCGTCCTATGATGTATATGGGAAACTCAACTACTTTATTGCCCGCGCATATCACGACTCGGGTATGAAATATAAGAACCCACCAGTCTCGAAGAATGTGGTAGTATTCGAGGAACAAATCAACTGGAACGAACCTGTTGTGTTGGTGGAAGGAGTGTTTGATGCACTGGCGGTTCGTCGTAATGCAATCCCGATGTTGGGGAAGTTTATACCGAAGAAGTTGGAAGTCAAACTACTTGAAAATCGTGTCAAGAGAGTATATATTCTTCTTGATGATGATGCAAAGACGGAAGCAATACAGCTGGAACGCAAGTTGTCGGCATACGGAATACAAGTATCACAGGTGTCGGTGAGTGGTGGTGACGCCGCTGACCTTGGGTTCCAAAAGACCTGGGAGTTTATCAATGACTCGAAGGCAACTACCTTTAAGGACTTTATACAAAATAGGTTATCAAACGCATGAATATAAGTGTCCCATTTAATAAACTAAAGAAAATAGTCCACCTCGCAGATATTCATATTCGATTATTTAAGCGACACGACGAATACAACGAATGTTTCCAGACCCTCTATAACCAGTTGCGTCAAGAAGATTTGACCGACTCGGTTATTGTTGTTGCTGGTGACATCGTGCATGCTAAGACGGATATGAGTCCTGAGATGGTGGTGATGGCTACGCAGTTCTTAAAGACGTTAGCTGACATGGCACCGACCATTATTATCGCAGGTAATCACGACCTCAACTTATCCAATATGAACCGATTGGATAGTTTGACCCCTATCGTCGATAGTATCAATCACAAAGACCTGCATTACTTTAAGCACTCTGATGTTTACACGATTGCAGACACCGACTTTGCCGTATACTCCATTCTTGATGACAAGGAGAAGTGGCCGTCCCACAAGGATTGTCATTCTCGTCGTAAGGTGGCTCTCTATCACGGACCTGTTCACGGCGCAACTACGGATGCACGATATACCATTACGAACCGACATGTCGAAGTCTCGGCATTCAACGGGTTCGATATGGTCTTACTTGGAGACATTCATAGACATCAAGTATTGCAAGAACGAGACACAGAAAGCAAGAAACCTATCGTCGTATACGCATCGTCACTTATCCAACAGAACCACGGGGAAAGTGTCGATAATCACGGATGGTGCATGTGGGATGTGAATAGTTGTTCGTTCGAGTTCCGTCCACTTCCAAACAACTATGGCTACTACACAATAGAGGTGAAGGGTGGAAAGGTACCTGTATTGAATGATGTCCCGAAGAATGTTCGTATGCGCATATTCACGGGGAACCTTGATACTTCTGCGGTCAAGAAGTTGACGGCGGTATTACGAAAGCAATACAACATTATTGAGTTAAGTATCAACAAGTCCAGATACGACAATACCAATCAAGAAAAGATGAAGAGTGGGATTGAGATTGTAGATGTCCAGAACATCAACAACCAGAACCAACTTATCCAAGATTGGTTAGAACGACAATATGACGATACGATTGACAAGCCGTTAATGGACAAAATCTTGGATGTCAACAAGAACCTTAATGCTCAAATCAATCACGATGACCATTCCCGTAATGTGAACTGGCGCCCTCTTCAACTGAAGTTCTCGAATATGTTCTCGTATGGTGAGGACAATATCATCAACTTTGGCAAGATGAAGGGTATATATGGTATCTTTGCCAATAACGCATCGGGTAAGAGTTCCGCAATGGATGCCCTCATCTTTACCCTTTACGATAAGACTCCACGTGCGTTCCGTGGTGACCATATAATGAATAATCGTAAGGATACCTTTACCTGCCAGTTAAAGTTTGAAATCAACAATGAAATCTTCTATATCCGTAGAACAGGTACCCGTAAAAAGACGGGTGATGTCAAGGTTGATGTCTCATTCTGGCGGGAAAACGAGGATGGAACCCACGAGTCGTTAAATGGTGAGGACCGCCGTGATACCAATGCCAATATCCGTAACTATGTCGGCACCTATGAAGATTTCGTCCTAACGGCACTCAGTAGTCAGAATAGTAATGCGTTATTCATTGACAAGTCCCACTCTGAACGTAAAGACCTACTTATCCAGTTTATGGGATTAAGTATCTTTGACAAGTTATGTGACACCGCCAACGACGAGATGAAGGAAATCTCTGGGGCACTCCGTAAGTTTAAGAAGGTCGATTTCTCTCAGACATTATCCGATACCCAGAGTAAGTTGGATGCCACCCGTGAGGAACACGAACGGGTAGAAGGGTTGTTCTCTAACATTAAACAGGAACAGGAAACCCTCTACGAGAAGTTAAAGGGATTACAGGAACAAAAACGACCTGTTCCGAATATTGAGTTGGATATTGATACCCTCTTATCTACGAAGGATAAGGTGGTTGACCTTGCGGCATCCTACGAAGAAGATAAGGGTGAAGCAGAAGGACGATTACAATATATTCACGATACAATCGCAGAGAAAACAAAGGAAGTAGTAGATGCAAATATTCCAGAACTTCGGAACTCTGTTGAAGAATATAATAGATTATCTGACCTCTTTAATAAGGGTAGTAATGCCTTGAAGTTAACCACCTCGAAGATTGGGGAAAAGGTAAAGTTCCAAATCAAACTTGATAGTTACAAATACAATCCAGATTGTGATGTTTGTGTTGACAACAATAAAACAATCATTTCTGATAAACAACAAGTAGCACAAGAGTTGTTGGAGTTGGAAGAGGTGCGAATCAAGCAAACAGCTGCTATCGAAGAAATCAAACAGCAGATGGAACCACTGGTCGAAAAGGTTAATCTCTGTGCATACTACGAGAAGATACAGAGTGAAGTCCAACAACTCCAGAAAAAGGCAAGTGGGATTGAACTTGACATCCAAAAGATATTGACCAACATCGAAAAGTGTGACCGCAAGCGTGAGCAAGTGGAAAAGGACATTGAACTCCATCGGTCAAACAAAGAAAATATAGAATATAATATTGAGATAGATGAACGTATTGACCATATCCAATACGACATCACTACATCTAAAAAGAAGGCCGACCACATGGAAAAGGTTGTCCGTGACTTGCATGGTGAGATTAAAGTATTAGAAGCCACCAAGACAGACATTATGAACCAGATTAAGGAAGCTGAGGAGTTAGAAGCAACCTACGAGGCGTACAAGTATTATATGGAAGCGGTGGGTCGTGATGGTATTCCATATGACTTGATGAGTAAGGCAATCCCGAACATCGAAGCTGAAATAAATAATATTTTAAGTCAGATTGTGGACTTCACTATCTCACTCGAAGTGGATGGAAAGAACATCGTCGGTAAGTTAAACTACGATTATGACCGCGTATGGCCGCTGGAAAACTCATCTGGGATGGAACGCTTCATTAGTAGTCTGGCAATCCGTGTAGCCTTGATGAACGCTTCGAACCTTCCAAAGTCCAACTTCTTGATTATTGATGAAGGATTGGGGACATTAGACGCCGAGAATATGACTTCGATGCATACCCTATTCGGTATCTTAAAGGCTCAATTTGATTTCCTTATCGTCATCAGTCATTTGGATGTGGTCAGAGATATGGTAGACAACTTAATTGAGATAAAAAGAGAGGACGGATTCTCCTATATTCAGTCGTGATAACTATTTATATTGAGTAGTTATTACGGTGAGAAACTATGGCACGAACTAGAAAAGCATTAGGAAAGCAATTTTTAAACCAGGTACCTGTCTTGATTGAAGATTCAAGTCAGGAATCTGTGTATTTTAATATAAAAAAATTAGATAGTTATTTCACTGGTGGTAAGAACGCTTTTCTTGTTACTGGAACAGGATTACTGGAACCAAACACCACCATTCAAATTGAAATATTAGACGTTGATGGAAACAGTATTTATGTAGAAGCTATACGTAATTTTTCTGAAGCAGGGTCACGTGTGGTGGTAGTTGAAATATACGAAAACACACCACGAGGACCAGCTATTCTCACGATATTAGGAACTGCTAGACGTTTAGCAAACGGACAATCTATACCTGATATTTGGCAAGGTCGTGTTAATTTACGTTGGCAAAAGAAACTCATTGTAGAACCAAAAGCAAGAAACAACACACCAATACGAATTAAAAGACAACCTGAAATTATTACAAGTGAATTACTATTGACAGGTTCATTACTCAGTCAATCTCGTATCAATAATCCTATAGGTCAAATTACATTAACACCAAAAAATGTATTAAATAAACAACGTGGTTATATAGTAACTCTTAATAGTGGTAGTGCGTTCAAAGGATTTCATTTAACACCAAAAATAACAGGAAGTTTTAGTTTACAAGAACGTAAATATACGGGGACAATACCAGCAACAACTGAATCAATACAGATACTTTCAAACCACACAGCATCCGTAGATTTACCACTTTCTCATTTAAATGCATCACGGTCATTTACCGATGTAAATATTACTAGCTCGACAGATAATAATATACTTAATTTTACACCAGTAAGAAATGGACAATACGAAATAGGTGAAACATTATATACAGCGTCATCTACCACGTATATTAGAACTGCAAAATCAATCACATCCTCACTTAACTACAGTTTTATAAGTGAAAGTTCTACATTGATAACCAGTAGTATATTATCGTTTGCGAAACTTCGTATCATAAATCTAGATACAGTTAGTGGTGAAATCTTTAGAATTAAGGCGTCGGGTAAGCAAGCAGGTGCACAAACAGATTTCGGTTTCATAGCAGATACACCAACTACAGTAGGTGAACTATTAATAACCAGTTCTACAGACCAAGATGATAGAGAACAACCAATTGGTATATTTAACACTCATGCGATATTAACTGCAAGTTGGTATGCACATAATGTTACGGGGTCTGGTATACCTGATACCTCATATGGTGATGATACGTTAAATGCATCTACGCATATTAGTTTAAGTCTTGATGATAGTAATATCTTGGATGCAGGATATGCGGTCACTGCTACAAGTAGCTACTTTATAGGAACACGAGAAGAATTTGCTTTATTTCCAACATCTGAGTATACACTAAAATTTGATAGTTATGTATATACTACATCTGGAGCATTCGCATACACAGCAAGTGCCTATAATACAGACGTATATATAACTGGTTCCGCTATCGCTGGTAATAATCTATTTGGTCAAAAAATAGGTTCAATCACCACTACGGGCAAAGCAGGATATTTCCCAAATAAACAGTTTAATTTTACAGTTCCACGTAGTGGTAGTGCTGGATTACGATTTGTAGTAAATAATGGGTTCTGGCAATTTGCAAATATTTCATTAAAGGTTGCGGAAGAGTATGCATTTAGCCCCGACGAAGTTATCGTTACGATTCCAAACGATGCGGCAAATACGTCAAGTTTGATATTTAAAACAGATTTGTTTGATATTAACAATAATGCATTAGATTTAAATATTCAGTCAGTTCCAACTATCTTTACAGGTTCAAGACGATGAACATAAACAAATTATTTGAACAAATAGTAGCACTTGACGATTATGTTGAGCAACACAATTTCTTGGTAGAGACACTTGCACCACAACTTGTGGAAGAATTAGCTATTACAACGACTGATACATTGGAAGAAGCAAAAAAGAAGCGTAAGAAGGCAAAAGAAAAGATTAAACGATATGGATTTTTCTATCCATTATATCCTCGTGTAATTAAAACTGGTGAACAACCAAAAGAAGAACCAACAACACCACCAACGGAACCAACCGATAGTGGTGATGCTGGAGCTGGTGATACTGGTGGTGTGGATGAAATTAAGCCACAAAATGTAGATAACGCATTTGCATTTCCTTATTCACTTGGTCCGGAGCAAGATGATGAATTCTTACAAAAAGAAGCACTATCAAGTACGGAACGGATGCGTAGGTACAACAAGCGTCACCCCGAAAAAGTTCGTCAGTACCTTAAAAAGACTCAGGATGACCGCGTTGCCCGTAACCGCGACCGTAAAAAAGCAGTAAAGAAATACGGCAAAACAAAGATGAAGAACCATGACGTACATCATCCAAACGGACCACATAATGGTGGTGCTCGCTTGGTACGTAAAGATCATGGACGAGATAAGAAAAACGAAAATATTGAGTACGTATATCTCTCCGAGTTATTAGAAGGTAATGTACCAAATGGTCCGTGGATATTGTTATCAGAGGGTGGAGCAGCAGGACATTTAGCGCATCCATACGAAGATGATAGTTTGACGTTTAAAGATTTAAAAGAAATGGCAAAACGTGGTTTGGTCGGTGGATTAGATGCAGAAGGTCCAGTCACCGAAAAACTTGACGGACAGAACATCACCTTTAGTGTACGTGATGGTCGTGTGGTATTTGCTCGTAATAAAGGTCAAGTCAAAAATCGTGGACAGAACGCATTACCAGCAGCAGACTTACGACAAATGTTTGCTGGTCGTGGTGATATAGAAAAAGCATTTGGAAACTCAGCAGATGACTTACAAGCAGCAGTAGACGCATTACCACAAGAACAACGAGACGCGATGTTCGGTGATGGTCGTAAGTTTATGAATGTAGAAATTATATTCCCAGATACAAAAAATGTTATTCCATACGGTAAACCAGTGTTGGTATTTCATGGAACTATTGAATATGATGATGCAGGGGAAGAGATTGGTCGTAATGTAGATGATGCAAAAATTTTGGACCAACAACTTCAAGCAGTTAGTGCACAAAAACAACGCACATTTGGCATATCAGGTCCACAACCTATTACATTTAATGATGCCGACACAGTACGCAATAAAGAACGATTACAACAATACGGTGCAGAAATTGCACGTATTCAAGAAGAATATGACCTTGATGATAATTCTACATTAGAAGATTACAAGGTGGCATGGTGGAATAGAGAAATTGATAATATGGGTATCGATTGGACTCCACAAGAACGTGAAGGTCTTATTCGTCGTTGGGCAATGGGTGAAAAGAAGTTTGGGGTCAAAGATATTGAAGATCCTGAAAAGAAAAAGGCATTTAGACAATTTGAAGTAAACGAACTTAAAGATAAACAAAAGGCTGCTACTCGTCCAATAGAACGTATTTTTTTACGTATTGGTGCAGATACGTTACTACGCGTCACTAATACTCTTGGAGCTAATAATCCAGAGATGGCAGCACAATTAAAACAAGAAGTTAGAGATGCTATAGAAAAGATTAAAGACGCTGGTGATGAAAATCAATTGGCAATGTTACAGCAACAAATAGAACGGTTAGATGACCTTGGTATTGAACGTGTGGTTCCAAGCGAAGGGTTGGTCTTTATCTATAATGGTAAACCATATAAATTTACTGGAGCATTTGCACCAGTCAATCAAATCCTTGGTATGATGAAGTTTCAACGAGGTAAAGCTAAAGTTGTTGATGAACCAGAAAAGAAACCAGCAGAAGAACCACAAGTAACCACACAAACAACAACTACACCAACTGGTGAAAAACGAACCATTGCTATTTTTCCTGGTCGTTTTCAACCATTCCACGCAGGACATTACAGTATCTATCGTGCTTTGGTCGAAAAGTTTGGTAAAGAAAATGTTTATATCGCAACCAGTGATAAGACCGACCCAACCAAATCACCATTTGGGTTTGTTGAAAAGAAAGACATTATCACAAGAATGTTTGATATTCCGGAAGATATGGTGGTACAAGTAAAAAATCCATACGCACCAGTTGAAATCACCGGTAATATGCCAGACAATACAGTTGTGGTAACTGCAGTCAGTGAAAAAGACTCAGAACGATTAACGGGTGGTAAATACTTTACACCGTATGATGGTGAAACAGCGACACAAGGATTTAAAGATAAAGGATATTTCATAGTTGCACCAGAAATGCAACTACAACTTCAAGGCAAAAACATTAGTGGAACTCAAGTTAGAGCATTGTTAGGTAATCCAAATATTACTGACGAAGCAAAAGAAGAAATATTCACAATGATATATGGTAAGTTCGACCCAGACATATTTAAAAAGATTGTTAAAACTACTACGGACTCAGAAAAAGCATTGGCACTTACACAACAGCATGGTGGTAAAAAAGCTGCAAAACCACGAGTAAAAAAGAAAGCGGGAGAACCACAAAAAGGTGTGAGAAAAAAAGCAGTAAAACCAGAACCAAAAGATCCATCATTTTACAAACCTGGTGAATCGTGGGAAACTGAAACTGGAAACTTTGGTGGCAAGAATAAAAAGAATCAAGTAAGATATTTTGGTACAAAGGACCGAGCAGACAAATTCGCTAAATCATAAGAGGTTACTATGGCACGCATGGATGAAAAAGCAGTAGCAGATGTAAGAAAAAGAATTGGTGAAGTAATGAACAAACAAGAACAAAAACTTGTATTTGGATGGCGTCCGCAACAAGTAGAGCGACAAGAAGGTGAAGTGTGGGAAGATCATGATGGTAAAAAATGGACAAAGAAGAATGGTCTTGTTCAAACCGTTACAAAACTTGATGGATTTAAAACTCCGTGGTGGTGTCCAAAATGTAATACTCCACTAAACGGTATTCATCTTAAAGCATACAAAAAAGCAGGGCATTGCCACGAATGTATGTTAAAAGAAGAAATGGAATTAAAAAAGTCTGGTAAATGGCATGACGTAATAATTGAAAAAGGTCGTCAAAATCATATGGCGATAATACGAGACAAGATACAAGAATTACAAAGCTATCACGATAATCTCTCACAACCAGAATTTATTCACGCAGACAATGAAAAAATATTGATGATTGAAAAGTGGGATATGGATATCAATACGGTCAAAAAAGATTTGATGGAAGAAATTACCAAGCTGCAAAAGCATTTAGAAATGGTTGAGTCTGGAATGAGTGAAGAAGAAATCAGACAATACTACGAAACACAGGAACAATAATATGTCAAGAATAACAAATAATATTACTACATTCGTTGTAAATCTTTGTATTTTTTTCGGTTTAGCACTAGCTATATTTTTCTTCGTCAGTAATTCAAAGCAAGACGAAGTGGACAAGTATATTGCGGAATACAAAGTATTTCAAGCTAAGGCAGATTCAGTCACCGAGTTAGCCGATAGTTTAAAAGCAGAAATTGTAGTTGCTGATAACGAGTCACGAGCAGCAGAAAGTCGAGCAAAGGTATTGAGTCGTCAAGTTAATACTTTACGAGATGAAACGTTGAGTATGGAAGAACGTGCAGAAGTAATGAAAGAAACACTTTTAGACACTCTTGTTTTAGCTCGTCAATTATTACCACTCAAAGATTCAATTATTGCAAAGCAAAAGGAAACAATTGATGTGCAGGGTGGTCAAGTAAAAGAATTAGAAAGTGCATTGTCAAGTAAAGACAACGCACTACGTATGGCATTGATACGTAGAGATAGTCTCCAAGCGGTCATCAATCTTATTCCACCAGCACCAAAGAACCCAAATCGTATGTTTGGTATCAAACTCCCAAGTCGTAAGGCATCATTCGCAGTTGGATTAGCAATGGGTCTTGGAGCAGGAGTTCTCGTAATCAAGTAGAGGTATTATGAACGCAACAGCACAGCAGTTACGTGAACGTATTAAAGAAGAATATAAGAAGTGTGCAATACAGCCAGATTACTTCTTATCAAAATATTCATACATTCAACACCCGATTCGTGGTCGGGTGTTGTTTGATTTATACAAATATCAAAAAAACGCTTTATATGACTTCGAGAAAAGTGATTATAATATCGTTCTCAAAGGCCGTCAGATTGGTATTTCTACATTGGTCGCAGGATACGCTCTGTGGTTAATGTTGTTCCATAAAGATAAGAATATCCTTGTTATCGCAACTAAACAAGAAACCGCAAAGAACTTAGTTACCAAAGTTAAGTTCATGCATCAAAACCTCCCAACATGGTTACGTGGTGAAGTAGTCACGGATAATAAGCTATCACTCCAATTTTCTAACGGCTCACAGATTAAAGCGGTGGCATCATCACCAGACGCAGGACGTTCTGAAGCATTGTCTCTTCTTATTCTCGATGAAGCTGCATTCATCGATGACGCAGATATCATCTGGACGGCAGCATCATCCACATTATCAACGGGTGGTAAAGCAATATTACTTTCTACTCCAAACGGTGTGGGTAACTTCTTTCACAAGATGTGGCAACAAGCGGAGGTCAAGACCAACGGATTCAATCCTATTCTATTAGATTGGCGAGTTCATCCAGAACGTGACCAAGCATGGCGTGATAGACAAACGGAACTGATGGGTGAAATGCAAGCGTCACAAGAACACGATGCGTCATTTATCTTCTCTGGTAATACGGTGGTTCCGCCAGAAATTATTGAGTTTTACAAAGCATCGTTTGTTCAAGAACCAGTTACCAAAGGTGGGTTTGACGGAAACTTATGGGTATGGGAATATGCACAACCTGGTCGGTCATACATTGTCTGTGCTGACGTTGCTCGTGGAGATGGTGAGGACTATTCGGCATTTCACGTAATAGATGTAGAATCGTCTACCCAAGTAGCAGAATACAGAGGAAAGGTAGAAACTAAGCAGTTTGGTAATATGTTGGTATCTATCGCAACCGAATATAATGACGCACTACTCATCCCAGAAAATAGTAGTATAGGATGGAACGCTGTGCAACAAATTATTGATCGTGGATATAAAAATCTCTTTTATATGTCCAAAGATTTACAATATGTTGACGTAGAACATCAAATGACAGGACGATATAGAGCAGAGGAACGGCAAATGGTTCCTGGATTCACCACATCACAACGTACTCGTCCGTTAGTTATTGCACGATTAAAAGAATATATGTTAGAAAATAGTTTTACTATTAGGTCAGCAAGAATGTGTGCTGAATTAGAAACATTTATTTGGAAGAATGGTAGACCAGAAGCATTATCTGGTTATAATGATGACTTGACAATGGCATTATGTATTGGTCTGTGGGTTCGTGATACTGCCCTCCGTTTGCGTCAGGAAGGTATAGAACTGACGAAGATGGCGTTAGACAAGGCCAAGTATAATGTGGTCGGTCACATCTACACAAACAGAGACAGAGCACAAAATCCATACGAGATGCAAGTTGGAACTGGAAAGGAAGATATTAGGTGGTTACTAGGATAATACACTATTTATAATGTAGTGTTTTTATTGGATTTATCTATGATTAAATTAGTTGATATTTTGTTGACAGAAAAATGGACAAACAGATACAAAAAGTCCATAAATTGTAGTAATCCAAAGGGTTTCAGCCAAAAAGCACATTGCGCTGGACGTAGAAAGCGTAAACGTGGTGGGAAAACAACATCAAAACCGGTATAAGATATGACCAAAGATGAACTTTTAGAAATTATTCGTGAAGAATTAGAAGCGGAATTGGCAGAACGCACCGTAGCTCGCCGTGAACCACCACGTAAAATGGATAAGTCCCAAGTCAAAAAGCGTGATGGTATTGGCAAGAAGTTGTTAAAGAACAAGCGTTCTATCCGTTATTTTAAGGATAAGTTCGGTGATGATTGGAAATCATACCTTTGGGCAGCATCAACCAACAAGGCAATAGATAGTAAGAAAAGTAAAGGTAAGTAATATGGAATATAAAGAATATTACACCTACATTTTTGAGGATTGCGGTTGTCTCCACGAAGCTGATTGTGGTTGTGGAGAACAAGAAGAGGGATATCCTGGATTTGGATATAAAGAAACAGAGAGTGATTTTAAAGATCCACGATTACAAAAAGCTGAAGAGATTTCAAAGTATATCCATCAGCATACGCTAACCTTTGGGCAGCAAAGAAGTATAAGAGTATGGGTGGTGGTTGGAGAAAAACTAAGAAAGAATATCATATACCACACAAGCGACGTGATCCAATGGGTCAAGAGGACGCAGATGTAAATAATGATGGAAAAGTAAATTTAATAGATAAAATGTTAAAAGCAAAACGTGATTTGTATAAGAGATATTTGGTGGCACAAAAGAAGGGACAAAAATCCCTCTAAACACTTTGGAGAAGTAATATGATTAGACTTATGGGATTGGTAGCTGGTATCAAGGGAATTGGTGATAAGCCAGTTGGAGCTGTAAAAGAAGCTCTTGACGCCGTTGGTAAAGAAGATGGTGATATCGATAATGATGGTGATAAAGATTCATCAGACAAGTATTTAAAAGCTCGCCGTGATGCTATCGGTAAGTCAATGGAAAAAAAGGAAGAAATCGGACCTAAAGATGCAGTTGATTCTGGTGAATATGATTACGAAGGTGACATGGCAAAGAATCAATTACAAACCATTATTAGAAATGCACAAATGTTGCATGATATGTTGGCAGACGACACCAACTTACCAGAATGGGTACAAAATAAAATTTCTTTAGCTAAGGAATATACTGAATCTGCTGCACAATATATTAGTAGTGAAAAGGACCAAAATGGTACAGCTGAAGTTCCTGGAGCAGCAGGTGCAGTTCCAGCACCATCGGGAACAATGTAATGGAAACTGTAGCCAAGTTTTTATCCACACTATTCAATAGTCGTGACCAAGCACATATCTTTCATCTCCAAACATCATCGTATGCCGTTCACAAAGCATTAAACGATTATTATGATGCAGTTGTAGGGTTGGTTGATAGCTACGCAGAAACTTGCCAAGGTCGCTATGGAATTATCCGTGGTTATACTCCACAAAAACAATACTTTGAAAACGATGAAGTAATTAAGTATTTTACTGGATTATCAACCTATATTGATAGTGTTCGTAAGGGACTACCACAAGATGGTGACCTTAATAATATTGTTGATGAAATCTCAGCGTTGGTGAATTCCACTATCTATAAGTTAAAATATTTAAAATGATTCTTTTAACTGACCTTTTAGACGAAGTTGTAACTGAACTTGACGAAAAGTATAAAACCAAAGGTAATCTTGGTAAATGGCTTCGTCAAAAATGGGTAGATATTTCTCGCAAAGATAAAAAAGGAAAACATCCACCATGCGGTGCTTCGGCTGGTAAGAAAGAGCGAAAGGGTGGTAGTGCAAAATATCCAAAGTGTCGTCCCGCTCGTTCCGCAGCAGCGATGAGTAAAGGTGAAAAACGTTCGGCTGTAGTTAGAAAGAGAAAAGCAGGAAATCCAGGTGGAAAACCAACAATGGTTTCTACCTTTAAAAAGAAATAAACTCTTGACTTTGAGAGAGAAAATGATTAGATTAACTGATATTCTTTGCGAAGGTTGTTGGGAAGGATATAAGCAAGTTGGTATGAAGGAAAAGAACGGTAAGATGGTTCCCAACTGCGTTCCAGTAGAAGAACTTTATCATCGTCCAGAAAGTGATGTTACATCGGATAGTGATTTCAAGCCAGACCAAGATAATGAACGTGACCAATTCGGCTCGGAAACACACGTTTCAGGTCACGAAGATGAAATAAACGATGGTGAATACTGCACAGAATGTCTTATTGAAGTTCTTGAAGGATTACACGAAAATCAACTCGGTGAAGCAGAATATCGTGGTCGTAAGGTTGCTCTCGGTAAGATTATGAGAGGTGATGTTAAGAAGTTTAAGGTGTTCGTCAAAGACCCAAAGAGTGGAAATATTAAGAAGGTTAATTTTGGTCATGGTGGAACTTCGGCAAAACGTCGAGGTGAAAAGACAATGAAGATTAAAAAAAATATCCCTTCTCGTCGTAAGTCGTTCCGTGCAAGACACAATTGTGATAATCCAGGTCCAAGAACAAAAGCTCGTTACTGGGCATGTCGTACCTGGTAATATGAAAAAGAAAATCTCACGGGAACAATCCGACAAGATATTAGATAAAATGGGTTATAAGTTTAATCCAACAGAATTCTTTTTAGGGATGAATGTTGAGTTGGAACACCAAGATGTGACCAACGGAAACGTGGTCAAGACTGCAAAAATCGCAGCAGCACACTTGAAAGAAAACCCGAAGTATTATTCATTATTAATGAAGTACGTAGAAAAGAAGCATGAACAACTAGTTGGACCTGGTGGGGCAATCAACGCAGCACCAAAACCACAAGATGTTAAAAAAATGCGAACAGCATTGGATAGGGAGAAAAAGCATGATTAAGCTCACAGATTTAATCACAGAAGCAGGTAAGGAAAACCGCATCAACTCAATGCGTTTGGTCGCATTACTTGAAAAGTTAACTCCAACCCTTAAAGAAGCTCAAGAAGAAAAGTTGGCAAAACTAACCGCAGAATTACTTGCAGGAATCACCAAGGTCAATGAAATACCATACAACTACAACACAATGTCAGAATGGCATATGACCGAATTGGCAACCGTAGTAATGCCAGCTCGTGATTTACGTGAAGCATTAAATAGTCTATTGAAGAAACCAGCTAAGGGATTAGATACACACATCGTTGAAATGGTTATCAAGTCAATAGACGAATTGTATATCTACTAACAAGTTGAGGGGTTATGGCTGATAACAGCATATTTGGCAGACTAAAGAAATTATTTTCTACTAATACGGTAGTTCGTAATGTTGGTGGAAAAAGACTTAAAGTAGCCGACACAGATAACATTCAATCGTTTATCAATAGACGCGGTATTGATAGATACCACCGCGTCTATTCTTCTATGACGGGTGGATATGGTTCTGCCCATGGACGATATGAAGCAGCGGCTGCGTTCCAAGGTTCCCGCTTGCAATTGTTCCGTGATTATGATATGATGGATAATGACCCCATTATTTCATCGGTGATGGACATCTATGCTGACGAATCAACCACCAAAGATGAATTTGGTAATCTCCTTACCATTCATTCGAAGAATACACAAATACAAGAAATCTTACATAACTTATTCTATGATGTATTGAATGTGGAATTCAATATGTGGCCTTGGATTCGTAATATGGTCAAGTATGGTGATTTCTTTTTATTCCTAGACATAGACCCAGAATTTGGAATTGTAAATGTATTACCCCTTTCTGTCTATGAAACTATTCGTATCGAAGGTCAAGACCCAGGTAATCCATTCTCAGTCAAGTTCAAGATTGAAAACGATTTCTTATCGTTAGGTAAGACTGAATTCGATAATTACGAAATAGCTCACTTCCGTCTCCTTTCGGACACCAACTTCCTTCCATATGGTAAGGCAATGGTTGAAGGTGGTCGTCGTGTGTGGAAACAACTTCAATTGATGGAAGATGCGATGTTAATTCATCGTATTATGAGAGCGGCAGATAAGCGTAAGATTTTAATTGATATCGGTAATATCCCACCAGCAGAAATCGATACGTTTATGAATCGTATTATGGATAGAATGAAGAAAACACCATTGGTAGATCCTGCAACTGGTGATTATAATCTTCGTTATAATATGCAAAATATCACAGAAGATTTTTATCTTCCTGTTCGCGGTAAAGATTCTGGAACAGACATCCAAAACCTTCCAGGTCTACAATTTAATGCTATCGAAGATATTGAATACCTCCGTAATAAGTTAATGGCAGCATTCAAGGTACCAAAAGCATTCTTAGGATACGAAGAAGATTTAAGTGGTAAGGCAACATTGGCGGCACAAGATGTACGTTTCGCACGTACTATAGAACGTATCCAACGTATTATGGTGTCAGAACTCACCAAGATTGCAATTATCCACTTATACGTTCAAGGATTTACTGATGAAGATTTGATAGACTTTGAATTATCGTTGACCAACCCATCAATTGTCTATGAACAAGAAAAGTTAAACTTATGGAAGGAAAAGATTGGGGTTGCAGAATCTATTATGAACAGTAAGATGTTATCACAAGAATGGATATACCATAATATTCTTGAATTATCTGATGATGAAATCGTGGAAGAACGTACTAAGATTGCAGAAGATGTAAAACGTATGGCACAGTTAGAACAATCAGCACAACCACAACAACCAGGTGCTACAGGTGAACAACCAGCAACAGATGAAGCACCACCAACCGAAGAAGAGGAACAACAAGTTTCTGATGTTGATAGTATTTTGGCCTCATTAGAAGATGGTGGTGAGGAAAGTGAGTTGGAAGGATACGGTGATGAAGAAGCTGAATTAGAAGAAGCTAAGATGGGCCGTCCAAAAACAGGAATGAAATTTGGTCAAGACAGTCACCCACGTGGTCGTGACCCACTCGGACACAAAGAAAATATGGGTTCGTTGACGGTCAGTAAACAACGAAATGATAAAAGAAAGTCTCCGTTGGCACTTACTAAAGAAGTTCAGGCATTAGTTGCAAACTTAAAAAAGCCAAGTAAGAAAGTCTTAATGGAAAACCAAGAACCAACTGGTTCTTTATTAGACGAAAGTAATATTTTGGACCTAGAAAACTAAAGTCTTATTAATATTCGTTATATTTAATATATGACGGTATACTGTCACTAAAATGGGATGTTTATGAAAGCAAACGTCAAGCATAACAAAATTCGGAATACGGGCATACTATTTGAACTATTAGTCCGTAAAATAACCTCAGACGCATTGGAAAACCGTAGTAATGATACTGCGGTCAAACTAATGAAAGAGTATTTCAATTCTAAGACAGAACTTGGTAAAGAATTGATACTTTATCGTTCCTTCTTCAATGCACAACAACTCAGTGAAACTAAGGCATTTGAACTTATCAACGTATTGATATCACAACGTAAAAAGTTAAATGAAGTGGCATTAAACACACAAAAATACAAGTTAATTCGTGAAATTAAAAACAACTACGATTTAAAAGAATTTTTAAATGCCCGTATTCCGTCTTACAAAGTTTATGCTTCTGTATATAAGGTATTTGATGGTGCAGTAAACGAAATCCAAGACTTCAATGAAATTCAAGGTATGGTTGAAGCTAAGTTTACTATTGTTGAACATTTAAGTGGTAAGATTGTCAACAAGGAAATTAAGAAGGAAACTGCATTATTTGAAACCGTAAAGAACCAAGAAGAAGATTTACGTTTATTAACCTACAAGATTTTGATGGAAAAGTTCAATCAAAAGTATGTAGACCTTAGTGATAAGCAAAAAAACCTTCTCCGTGAATATATCTATAACGTATCCAATTCAGCAGCTCTTCGAGCATATGCCGTAGATTTGGCAAAAGAATTGATTGCCGAAATAACAAAGAAGATAGCTAAAATTGATAATAAAGTGACTACCATCAAGTTGTCAGAAGTTGTTTCACAATTGGAAAAGTTAAAGACAGTTCAAATGGTCAAGGAAAATCACATGACCGCGTTATTAATTGCCTTGGAAATTACCAAGACACTAGACACTTTAAAGAGTTAATCTATGGACAAAACACAACAAATTCGTGAACGCGTCCGACAAATTATCAAGAAAAAACTTGATGAAATGACAACGACAGCAAATGTTCCTGGATACCTAACTCCATATTCGTTTCGTGGTAATAAAGCAAAGAGTGTAGCACGTTCTAAGCATATTGCCACCGCAACCACAGGATTTAAGTTAACTCCAAAGGGTGAAGAAGAAGCAAATCGTCCAGCCGATAAAATGGAAATTGTCACTAAGGAATTAAACGAAAACAAGTATTACGAATATAAGAACGACACATCAAAGACACCACACAGAAAGATTGCAGAAGCTATTTCACAACTTAATAGAAATTTACAAGAAGTTGAACGTGTTATTAGAATGAATAGTCGTTTAAAGACTGAATCAGGTATCGCAAGTGAACAACTATGGAAGCGTACACAACAAGGATTATTGAAGTTGGAATCAAGACTTCTTGGACTTGCAACACGCATCCGTGAAATCCGTGGGCAATAATATGCAAACATTACTCGTAGAATATAATGTCATTTCTTATGACACTACTTTATTAAAAGAAGCAGCAGACATCAGTAAACCTTTGATGTTAAAAGATGTTTTACTTCAACGTGCAGAAATGAAGAACCAGAATGGTCGTGTATATCCAAAGGAAATCTTATCACGTGAAGCAATGGTATACAAGAATAACTTCGTATCACAACGCCGTGCACTTGGTGAACTCGACCATCCAGAAAGTCCTGTCGTCAACTTAAAAAACGTCTGTTGCAACGTCACCGAACTCTGGTTCGAAGGTGATGATGTCAAGGGCAATATCGAAATTTTATCTACCCCATCAGGCAATATCGTTCGTGAACTCATCAAGAACAATATCCGATTGGGTGTTTCATCCCGTGGTATGGGTTCTGTCAAACCAATCGGTGAGAATACTGTAGAAGTTGGTGATGACTTCTCACTTATCTGCTTTGATATTGTCAGTAATCCAAGTACTCACGGGGCATTTATCAACGAAAACAAGGGTGGTCAAATTATCACCCCCTATAGTCGTATTGATACATTGATATATGACTTTTTAGGTGAACTAAAGTAAGGAGTTTTTATGACAACATTTTTAGTAGTAGTATTCGTATTAGCAGTTGTAATTTATTTTGTTAATCGTAAGGTAATGGAAGCCCCAGCACCTTTGTTAAAGGCAACCAAGAAGGTTGAAGCAGTTGCAGTTAAGGTTGTTGATGTCAACGGTGATGGTAAGGTTGACCTCAAAGACGCAGTTGCAGCCGTTAAGGCAGTAGAAGCAACTGGTAAAAAGGTTGTTAAGAAGGCAAAAAAGATAACAACAAAGAAAAAGACCAAATAATTTTCTATGCGACTTAAAGCTTTACTAAATGAAAATATCACAAATGAATTTGTAAAGTTTGTCGCAAAAGAGCTACAACTTCAATCACTACCTGCCAATATTAAATTTGTGGGTAGTGATTATTCTAAAGAAAATTTAACCTTTGGAACCTATAATCCACAAACTGACGAAATTATTATCGTAAAAGGTAATCGTCATATTGCGGATGTATTACGAACCTTGGCTCACGAGATGGTGCATCACAAACAACGAACCAGTAATCAAGAGTTGAATGGTGAAGATGGGTCAAACACAGAAAACGAAGCAAATGCAAAAGCAGGTGAATTAATGCGTAAGTTTAGATACTTACGACCAGAAATGTACGTGGAGAGATAAATGCCATCAGTTAGTAAAGCACAACAAAAATTATTTGGTATTGTTAGAGCTATCCAAACTGGACGAGCAAAAGCAAGTGATTTTAGTCCAACCGCAAGAAAGTTAGCACAGACTGTGGCAAAAGGTAGTGTAGAAAAGTATGCATCTACTCCACACGATAAACTACCAAAGAAAAAGGACGAAGTTGCAGGAGCAGTCCCAATCTCCGATTTTCCAGTAGCATCTGACGATACCACACCAACTGTATCGAATGACCCACACTTGGTCACCACTAGTGAAGATTATAGTTCTAAGCAAAGTCAAATATTGAGTATTGTAAAGGACAGAAAACCAGCAGAAGTTGGTGGTGTAATGTTAGACATTTACACCGCAGCATTATTGACTCGTGTATTACACAAGTTATCACCAGACAATAGAAAGAAGATGTTGTCCCTTCCAACCGAAAAGATGGTAGCAACTGCATATAAGTTAGTAACCCGTTAATATGGGTAAAACCGCATATATTACTGATTTTGACGATACCCTAGTGCATACAGACGCTAGGGTTATTGTTATTGACAAGGATGGAAAGAAAAAAGATATAAGTCCCGCTGATTACGTATCATACGAAAAACAGCCTGGTGATACGTTCGACTACTCAGAGTTTGAACAATTGAAAAATCCCCGTCCTATAAAAAAATATGTCAATCTATTAAAGAAAGTCATTGATCAAAAGAAAGCAGATAAAGTAGTAGTCTTAACTGCTCGTGGTCATACTAAACCTATTGCGCAATTTTTAAAGTCACAAGGTATCACATCGGGTATCACAATTGCTGCATTAGGTGATAGCGACCCGATGGAAAAAGCGCGATACATAGAAAAACATATTAAAAATGGATATACCAGAATAGCATTTGTTGACGATGCACCAAAGAATGTAAAAGCAGTCAAAACATTAATGGACAAGTATCCACAAACAAAGTTGGTCGTGCAACAAGCACAAGAAAAAGATACAAAACAAGCTGGTGGAACACCAACAAAACAAACACGACTAAAAGATTTATTAAAACATCGTATTAAAAATCCACAAACTGGCCGTGATATTTTGGTTAAGAGTGCATTGGGTTATGGAACAGATTCGGTAGTCAGAAAGACGGCGATGAATTATATCGCTAAAAATATGAAATAACCTATTTATTTACAAGTTTTATTAATGGAGATAGTTATGGCAACAGAAGAAACCCCAGTATCACAAGAAAGTAAGTTCCAAGAAATGTTGTTCAAGATGATGGCTCGTCGTTGGAATATCACGGGCATCGTTCTTGTCACATTTATGTTAATCGTTGCAGGCATCACTGGTGCAGTGTATATGCAAACACCAATTGACGGTGAATGGAAAGAACTTTTACTTCTTATGCTTGGTGCATTTATTGGTTCATACGGTAAGATTATTGACTACTGGTTCTCAGATACCGATAAGGATAAGATGTTAGTACAAAAGATGGACGAAGAAGATGGTCAATCATTCTCAAATACATTAGGTGGCTAATAAGGAGGTTGTATGTATGTAGAAGTAAGAGGGGACAGTCTTGGTGATTTAGATAGAGCACTTCGACAATTCTCTAAAATGGTTAAAAAGGCAGAAATAGTAAACGAAGTGAAGCGCCGTGAGTTTTATGTCAAGAGGTCAAAGAAAAAAATCTTAAAGCAACAAGAAGCACTTCGTCGCCGTATTCGTGAAGAAAAGAAGGTAGAGAAGAAAAAGAATTCAGAATGGTAAAAAATAGTGTTTTTTGTCAAAGCACTAATATATATTATATAGATTACACCTCTTTTGGGGTGTCTATGCTTTTGTATTAATAACCGTATAATAGTTAAAATAACTATTGAAACAAACGAGAGGCATTATATGGCAGAAATTACAAACGAACTTCTAAAGCAAGCAATTGCAGATGCAGATGCAGTCCGTGATATGGCTATCGCAAATGCAAAGATTGCATTAGAAGAAACCTTCACACCCCAAATCAAGTCCATGCTTGCAAAGCGCTTACGTGCCGAAGCAATGGAAACAGCAGAAGGTGCGGAAAAGGCAAAGGAAGAACCATTCCAAGACGCAACACACGTAACAGGTGGTGGTCCAGAAGATACTTCCGCAATCGGAACTGGTGACAACAAGGAACCATCCGATGCAGCAAACTACTCATCGGATATTGATCAAGGCGGTGAAGGTGAAACCGACTCATCAACCGATTGGTATGATGATTGGTCAGAATCAGATTTTGACCTTGACGAAGTAATCAAGGAATTAGAAGGAGATGTAAACGCACTTTCAGAAGCTGAAGAAGAAGAACTCGACGAAGCTAAGCATGAAGGTGAAGAAGAGAAGGAAGAAATGAAGGAAGGTTATAATGAAGAAATGCATGATGATGAAGAAAAGGAAGAGGAAGAGGAAAAGGCAGACGAAGCAGCTAAGGTTGTAGACCCAACCGCAGATGCAGGCACCCCACCAGAAGCAGCTAAGAAACATTCAGATGCAATGCAAAAGAAGGGTGATGACAAGCCATCCGCTCCAGCAGTAAATCCTATGGGTAAGGCAGAAGGTGCAGAAGATGCATCAGACCCACATAAGTTCGCAATGAACCCAGCAGAACCAAAGATGGAAATGGGTTATGGCGCAGGTGAAGGTGAAGGCGAAGAAGAACTCGATCTTGAAGCAATCCTTCGTGAATTAGAAGCCCAAGATGCTAAGGACACAGAACAAAAGCATCAAATGGCATCTAAGATGGCAGATCTTCAAAAAGAGCTAGCAGAATATCGTAAGGTTGTAGAAGTCCTACGAGGCAAGCTTAACGAAGTAAATCTTCTAAACGCAAAACTCCTTTATACCAACAAGATCTTCCGTAAGGAAGGTTTGACCAACGAACAAAAGGTTGCAATCCTCGAATCATTCGACAGAGCAATCAATGTACGTGAAGTCAAGATGGTATATGCAACATTAGCAGAAGCAATGACTGTAACTGCTAAGAATGCAAAGGGACGCACCGTATCAAGTAAGGTTGTTACCGAAGGTTTGGCATCAAAGCCAACCCCAAGTACAGCACCAAAGAAGGAAATTTTAGAAGAAAATACAGTCGCAAAGCGTCTACAACAACTCGCAGGCATTCTATAACAATTTAGGAGATAAATCATATGTCAGGTGTATCAGAATTTATCAACGAAGCCGGTTCAGCACACCGCGTAGTAGTTGAACAAACCCGCCAATTGGCAGGTAAGTGGGAAAAGTCAGGCCTTCTTGAAGGCTTAACTGGTCACGAAAAGCAAGGTATGGCAGTAATGCTTGAAAACCAAGCAACACAACTTCTTTCAGAAGCAACAACCCCAAATCCAGGTGGTTCAGGCACAGCTGGTGAAAACTGGGCAGGTGTCGCACTTCCATTAGTACGTAAGGTATTCGGTTCAATCGCAAGTAAGAACTTCGTATCAGTACAACCAATGAACTTACCAGCAGGTTTGGTATTCTTCATGGATTTCAAGTATGCAAACACAGTAAACGGTAAGACCGCAGGTGGTTCACTCTATGGTACAACCAGTGGTTCAGGTGTTCTTCCACGTGGTGGTTTCTACGGTGCTGGTGAATACGCATACTCAGTAAATGATGCAACATTAACACTTGCACCAGCAATTGGTTCAGGTTCAGCAGTTGGTTATGGTGATGTAAACTACAACGATACATACTCATCATCATTTGCATCATTCTTCAAGTTCGTTGTTCCAGCAGTAAGTTTCTCAAACGCTGACTTCAACGCAGTTCGTTCATTCCGCGTAACAACAAACGTTGCAGGTGGTGCACTTCTTCCAGAATTCACCAAGTATGACGGAACAAACGTTACACTTATCGTAAGTGGAACATCAGCTCTTGGTTCAATGGTATCAATGTCAGCAGTTGAATACAACAAGCAACCAACAGACACCACCCGTGGTGACTTTGAAGATCGTGATAACTCAGTAACAAACTTGAACATTCCACAAATTGATTTGGAACTTCGTTCAGAAACAATCGTAGCAAAGACCCGTAAGTTGAAGGCAGTCTGGTCACCAGAACTTGCACAAGACTTGAACGCATACCACTCAGTTGATGCAGAAGCAGAATTAACAGCAATGTTAAGTGACTACATCTCAACTGAAATCGACCTTGAAATTCTTGATATGTTGATTGCAAACGCAACCACAACAGAATTCTGGAATGCAGAAGTTGGTAAGGTATGGAACGGTTCAGCATTCGTAGCAAGTGCAACGCTCAGTGGTCAAGCTTGGACATCAATGACTTGGTTCCAAACACTTGGTCAAAAGATGCAAAAGGTATCAAACAAGATTCACCAACTCACAATGCGTGGTGGTGCAAACTTTGCAGTATGTTCACCAACCGTTGCAACAATCTTGGAAACAATCCCAGGATTTATGGCAGCAACAGACGGTGATAAGATGGAATTTGCAGGTGGCGTAACAAAGGTTGGTTCATTCCAAAACCGTTACACAATCTACAAGAACCCATATATGACCGAAAACACATTGTTAATGGGCTTCCGTGGAAGTAACTTCCTCGAAACTGGTGCAGTCTACGCACCATATATCCCACTTATCATGACTCCATTGGTATACGATCCAAACAACTTCACACCACGTAGAGGCGTAATGACCCGCTACGCGAAGAAGATCGTACGTCCAGAATTCTTCGGTAAGATCTTCATCGATGGATTAGCAACTGTCTAATCTCTTGATGTAAAAGGGTAACACAATAGAAATTGGGGTGGCCGAAAGGTCACCCCTTTTTCTTTTTATATAAACTAAACTACTATTTATACTATAGAGTTTTTCCATTTATGAGATTACTATGGCAATACTAAGTGATGATCCAATAGTTTACGATGGTAACCCACAAGACCCAGACGGCCTCACTCCATTTGCGTTATTTGATGATGAACCAGCATTTAGAACAGATGCCCCACGAGTAGCTGATTATGTAGCTAATCGTTTAGGATATCCTGTATTGGATGTTGAATTAATTGACAAAATGATCTACACATGCTTCGAAGAAGCAGTCACCACATATGGTTCACAAGTTAATCAGTTTCAAGCACGTGAACATATGTTGTCATTACAAGGATTGTCAACTGGTAGTGTTTTAACACAAAGAAATATTATTGGGTCATCTTTACCGCAAATCATTCGTTTGTCAACACAATATGGTGTAGAAGCACAATCTGGTGGTAATGTGCAAGTAAAAAAAGGATATATTTCCGCATCTGCACTTACACAATCATATGACTTAAAAACATTGTGGGCCGATACATACGAAAGTGGGTCAGCAATAGAAATTCGTCGTATATATCACTATATGCCATCAGCAGTCGCACGTTATTATGACCCATTTGCAACCACGGGTCTTGGTCTTACAAATTTAATGGGTGAATTTGGATTTGACGGATATTCACCACCAGTTACTTTCGTAATGATGCCAGCATACGAAGATTTACTTCGTATCCAAGCAATCGAAATAAACGATTTAATTCGTAAAAGTCAATATTCATTTGAAGTATCAAACAACATCGTAAGATTCAGTCCGATATTTAAACAAAGTGCAACAGTTTGGTTCGATTACGTAGTGGTTGGTGATAAAGAAGGTGCAGGTAAAACCTATAATACATCTACATCACTAGTATCGGATTATTCAAACGTTCCATATAATCATATTCCATATTATAGTATAAACTCCATAGGTAAAAATTGGATATACCGATACACACTTGCATTAGCAAAAGAAACGCTTGGTAATGTTCGTGGTAAATATGACAATGTACCTATTCCAGACCAAATAATTAAAATGGACGGTGACCTTCTTCGTCGTGAGGGTAAAGAAGAACGTGAACTTCTTATTAAAGAAATACGTGAAACATTGGAACAAACCGGATTACAAGCACAAATGAAGAAGCAAGCAGAAAATGCTAAAATGATGCAAGAATTATTTGGTAAAGTCCCAACTTTAATTTATATCGGATAATATGCCACGTTTCGTATCTCAAAGAGATTTTAATTTTTTTCAACACATTAACCGTGAATTATTGGTCGATGTGGTGGACGTAGATGTAATCTTATACAAGATTGCATTAGAAACCACTGCGATTAACATCTATGGAGAATCAACAGAAAAAGCACGTTATACTGGTGTAGAACTTAAAGCATTAGTTAAATATCCAAAAGTTCAAACTGATACAAGGGATGGGTTCGGTGTAGACGTAACACAGAATGTTGAATTTAGATTTGCGAGAAGATTGTTGGCAGAAGTAGAAACCTATCCAGAACCAGGTGATATTGTAGAGTATAACGGACTATTCTATGAAATAGACATGACGCAAGATTCACAACTTATCGCAGGTCAACCAGAATATTCCACATCACTACTTTGCTTAGCACATCTAACTCGTCGTAGTGGTATTCAAATTGAGGAGGCTAATACATAATGGCCGACTATAGTAACAGAAAAGTAACAGATAAAGTAAAACAAGTAGTTGATAATACAAAAACTACAGAATACCAAAATCGTGCGTATGACACAAAAACCGATGCATCGGATACACCAATCACGGTTACATTATTAACAATTGATGAAACACTTATTAAGTATTTATCTGCAAGAATACAACCTATTTTATCACAAGATGGTAAATCGGTAAAGGTACCTATAATTTATGGTAATCCTGAACGCTGGAAAAGTGTTCAAAAAGATGGTGTTATACGTGATAAATTTAATAAGATACAACTACCAATCATTATGATACGTAGAACTGGTCTAAAGAAGAACTTAAAACAAAACTCACCAGTTAACAAGTATTTAGAACGGGAATTTGAAACTGGATGGAACAAATATAACCCATATGATAGATTTGCCGCAGTAAATGGTATTAAACCAGTTAAAAAGTATATTACAACAGTAACTCCTGACTATTTTGATCTTACATATGAATGTATAATCTGGACAGAATATATGGAACAGATGAACAAAGTCATTGAACAAGTGTCATTTGAGGACGATGAGTATTGGGGTGACAGAGGGCAGTACAAGTTTAGAACACGAATTGATGAGTACAAAACTGATACAACTCTACCAAACGTACAAGATAGATTGGTCAGAACTACGTTTACATTAAATGTGTCTGCGTACCTCCTACCAGAGAGAATGGTCAATAAAACAGGTCAAATTATGCAGACCTCTCAAGAACGATTTTCAGTTAAAAAAATCGTCACTTTTACTGAATTAGAAGAGGGTTAAAAGTCGTGTTTCACAAAAATAATCTATATTTATAATACGAGTACAGATATACATAAGGAGGTTATATGACAGAAGTTACGAAGTTAACGGATGAAGAGTTATCATCTGTTAAAAGTTTGCGTGAAGAAATTATTGGTTCCATTTCCACAGTGGGTCAATTAAAATTGACGCACGATTTAATGAACGAAGATTTAACATCGGTAAAATCAAAGCTTGAAGAAGAAGTAGTAAAATACAAAGCATTACTAGTTAAAGAAAAAGGATTAGTTGATGAATTGTTAAAGAAATATGGAATGGGTTCTTTGGATGTCGAAACTGGTGTATTCACCCCTGAGCAATAAGTAATATTGGAGATTCCGTATGGCAGAACGCATTGTTAGTCCTGGCGTTTTCACACAAGAACGTGACCTTAGTTTTCTAGAACAAGGCGTTGGTGAAATTGCTGGTGCATTTATCGGTCCAACAGCAAAAGGACCAGCATTTATTCCAACTGTAGTTACAAGTCAACAAGACTTTGAAAACAAGTTTGGTGCACCTGATGGTAAGTCATTCTTAGGATTGACTGTAAAAAACTATCTTCGTGAATCAGGACGAGCAACTGTTGTTCGTGTTCTTGGTCTAGACGGATATAGTAATACAAGCCACACACCAGCAATTATTAAAGCAACTGGTACTAGTGGTTCGTTTGTATATGCTGTTATTCATCCTACCGTGTCCGGAAGCGACCTTACAGCAGTAAGTGCTTCTGGAACATCAACAAACTTTGCAGTTACCGTTACAAGTTCAAATGGATCATTTACCGGCACAGGATTAACATCAACCACAGCAGCAGGTGGATATATCGGAAACTTCTTTGGATTTGGAACTACTGGTACAAAGGGTGGATACATCTATTCTATCTTCCCAGAAGCAATAGTAAGTGGTGGTGCATCGGTAGTAATGTCAGCAGAACTTAGTGCAGACTTATTGTTCTTAACTGGCAGTACATATGGACCATACTCATTTGCAACAACTCCTTGGATTCAATCACAAACACTTGGTGGTGTTAACCAAAACTTATTTAAGGTTCATACATTAAGTGATGGCACATCAGCAAATAAGCAAGTAAAAATTAGTGTTCTTGGTCCAAAGAAAGCAATTGTATCTGGAACTTACGGAACATTCTCACTTCAAGTACGTGACTTTACAGACACAGATGCAAATCCAAGTGTACTAGAACAATATGATAATTTAACACTTGACCCATCTGACGCAAATTTCATCGCTCGTCGTATCGGTAACAGTGCACCTGTAACCGACCCAAATACTGGTGAACGTTATTTCCAAGGTGATTTTCAAAATAACTCAGCATATGTTCGCGTTGAAATGGCAGATGGTTCGGAAAATATATCACCAGATGCATTACCATTTGGATTTGCAGCATTAAAGTCACCAATTGGATATTCTGGTTCAGCAGTTCCAGTACCAACATACATTAGTTCAAATTGGGTATCTGGTAGTAGTCGTGGATATAGTACCACCGCAACATACAACAGTAACGCATGTTATGGATTTGAATTCTCTGATATTCCAACTACTAATATGTCATACTTGGCACCACTTCCAAGTGGTTCAATAACTCGTGGTAGTGACTTCAATCTTGAAAACTTAGCATCAAATGAATTATATGATGCAAACGGTACTGGATATACAGTTGCACAATATCTTGCAGGTGCAGCACCAACATTAGCATCACTCTTGAAGTTTACAGTTCCATTCCAAGGTGGATTTGATGGTGACAATCCAGCACGTTTGATTAATATGTACGATGGTATTACATCAACAAACACACAAGGATTTAACTTAAGTTCAGCAACAACAGCTGGTTCACGTGCATATAAGAAGGCATTAGATGCAATCAGTAATCCAGACGCATACGATATTAACTTGTTGGTACTACCTGGTGTTATCTACAACGACCACGCATATGTTGCAAACTACGCATTAAGTGTTTGTGAAACACGTGGTGACTGTTTCTACATTATGGATACAGTGGGTGCAAGTGCAACAATTACAGAAGCTGTAAATACCGCAGCATTAATTGATAGTAACTACGCAGCAACATACTATCCTTGGGTAAGAGTGTTGGATACAAACACAAATAAGTTTGCATTTGTTCCACCATCAGCGGTACTTCCAGAAGTATACGCATATAGTGATAATACAGCAGCAGAATGGTTTGCACCAGCAGGTTTAAATCGTGGTGGAATTCCAGGAGCAGCAGGTGTTAAGGTTCGTTTGGCACAAGCACAACGTGATTCACTATACGAAGGTAAGGTTAACCCAATCGCACAATTCCCAGGACAAGGTATCTGTGTATGGGGTCAAAAGACATTACAACGTCGCTCATCAGCACTTGACCGCGTAAATGTTCGTCGTTTGTTAATCACTGTTAAGAAGTTCATCGCAAGTTCAGCACGTTTCCTCGTATTCGAACAAAATGTTGAAGCAACTCGTCGTCGTTTCCTCAACATCGTAAATCCATTCTTGGCAAACGTACAAGAACGTTCAGGTCTCTACGCATTCCGTGTTATTATGGACGAAACCAATAATACACCAGACGTAATCGACCGCAACTTATTGGTTGGTTCATTGTATCTCCAACCAACAAAGACCGCAGAATTCATCAAGTTGGATTTCAACATCCTTCCAACTGGTGCAACATTCGCTGGTTAATAGGTTATATTTTTAACTTACCGACTATTTATAGTAAATCTGTTAGGAGATACACATGGCAAACAATATCGTAGCCGAAAATGAAATTTTCTTTACGGCGTTCGAACCAAAAGTTAAAAATCGCTTTTTAATGTTAATTGAAGGCGTACCAGCTTACATCGTAAGAAAGGTCAGCCGTCCAGAAATTCGTCAAGATACCATTAAAGTTCCACACATCAACACCGTTCGTTTTGTTAAGGGTGTGTCTGTATGGCAACCAATGACTTTGACCCTTTACGATCCTGTTGTACCATCAGGTGCACAAGCAGTAATGGAATGGGTTCGTCTCCACCACGAATCAGTAACAGGTCGTGACGGATATGCAGAATTCTATAAGAAAGATTTGACCCTTCAAGTTCTTGGCCCAGTAGGTGATAAGGTTGAAGAATGGATTATCAAGGGTGCACAAATTACACGTGCAACATTTGGTGACCTTGAATGGGCAGATACCAGTGATAACGTAGCAATTGAATTAGAAATTCAACCAGACTACTGCGTATTGAACTACTAATCCAAAAAACTCAGGATGTATTTATCCCCTTCGTGATGCAGGTGTTCTATACTCACGAAGGGGATTTTTACTTATAAAATCTATTTGTATCAATTGAAATGATACTTATATAGAGGTAGAAATATTTTTAACTTGGGTGTGTAATATGCCACAATTAACAGAATTACGAGTGGGTCAAGGGGAAACATTTGAAGTACTCGTAACGTTATTACAAACTGTCTCAGGCACACCATTAGATATTACACATTACAATATCACTGGTCAAGTACGTGAAAATTATACAACAGATGAAATTGCTACATCATTTAATGTAGCAAAAGTTTTACCATATACATCTGGTAGTTTACGTATTACATTAAATGAAGATCAAACAATAAATCTTACACAACGTAGATATGTGTATGATATTTTAATTACAAGCGGTTCAGGCACCCCAGTAAATCGTCGTATTTTAGAAGGACCACTCACCGTTCGTCCAGCTGCAACGAGATAAAAGATGAGCTTACCAGATATTACTGTTGTTATACAAAAACCAGATGTAGTTGTCAGAAACTTAGGTGGTTCAGGATCATTTTTAAATGTCGCTGATTCCGCAGTAAGTTCTTCTTATGCATTGACTGCAAGTTATGCATTAAATGGTGGTGGTGGAGGTGGTGGTGGAGATGGTGCAACAGGTCCAACTGGTGCAACTGGTCCTCGTGGTGCAACGGGTGTTGCAGGCTCTCCAGGTGGTGCAACGGGACCAACAGGTCCATCAGGTAGTCAAGGTGCAACAGGTATTCAAGGTTTAACAGGTGCACAAGGTGCAACAGGTGTACAAGGTACCACAGGTCCTACTGGTGCGCAAGGACCAACTGGTAGCACTGGTCCACAAGGTATTCAAGGTGTCACAGGTCCAACTGGTGCAATTGGTCCACAAGGTGTAACAGGTAGTACAGGACCACAAGGTATTCAAGGTGTTACTGGATCTACTGGTCCTATCGGTCCACAAGGTGTAACAGGTAGTACAGGACCACAAGGAATCACGGGGCCAATAGGTGCAACTGGTCCGGAAGGTCCAACAGGTGCATCTGGTCCAACTGGTAGTACAGGTCCTACGGGTATTCAAGGTATTCAAGGACCAACTGGTAGTACAGGTCCGCAAGGTGATACAGGTCCACAAGGTTCAATTGGTCCAATAGGCCCAACAGGTCCAACTGGTAGCACAGGTCCACAAGGACCACAAGGTGATATTGGTATTACTGGTGCAACAGGTATCCAAGGACCAACAGGGTCAACAGGACCGCAAGGTATCCAAGGTGTCACAGGTCCAACAGGTCCAATTGGTCCTGGATTAAATATTAGTGGTAGTTTACCAGATACGGGTAGCCTTCCTCCATCGGCGCCAACTGGTTCTGCATTTATTATTGGTCAAGATTTATGGGTATATAATGGAACTTCTTGGGTAGACGTTGGTGATATCTACGGACCATCGGGTTCTACAGGCCCAACAGGTCCACAAGGTACCACAGGTCCAACAGGCCCAATAGGTCCACAAGGTGTAACAGGCAGTACAGGCCCAACAGGACCAGAAGGCCCAACAGGTGCATCTGGTCCATCTGGTAGTGTTGGTCCACAAGGTCCAGTCGGTCCAATAGGTCCAACAGGTCCAACTGGTAGTACAGGTCCACAAGGACCAGAAGGTAACCAAGGAGAAACAGGTCCAACAGGTGTACAAGGTGCAACAGGTATTCAAGGGCCAACTGGTAGTACAGGTCCACAAGGTATAACAGGTCCAACAGGACCAATTGGTGTAACTGGACCAACAGGTGTTGCAGGACCAACGGGTTCAACAGGTCCAGCAGGTACTGCTGGACCAACAGGTAGCACAGGTCCAATTGGTCCAGAAGGACCAACGGGTAGTACAGGACCAACAGGTCCACAAGGTGTAACAGGTAGTACAGGTCCAGTAGGTTTACAAGGTGTTACTGGTTCTACAGGCCCAACAGGTCCACAAGGTGTAACAGGCTCAGAAGGTGCAACTGGTCCAATTGGTGTTACTGGTGCAACTGGTGTTACAGGTTCCACAGGTCCAACAGGTCCAGTAGGTCCAACAGGTAGCACAGGTCCAACAGGTCCACAAGGAACCACGGGTCCAACTGGTGCAACTGGTTTACCTGGTGACATCTATTCTACAACCAGTAGCACATCACTTTCTATCGGAACTGGTTCAAAAACATTAACTATTGCAACGGGACTTGCATATAGTATTGGTCAATCTGTTATTATCGCATTCGATAATAGTAACAAAATGGAAGGTAGTGTTACCTCATACGATAGTGGAACAGGTCAATTAGTAGCTAATATTACAACGGCTACTGGTTCGGGTACATACACAGCATGGCAAGTAAGTTTGGCAGGTGCACCAGGACCAGCAGGTGTTACAGGTCCAACTGGTCCTGCAGGTCCAATTATTGCAGGACTCGTCAGTAGTTCTGCACAATACCCAGGATGGGTCACTAGTTCCGCACAAATTGATTATAACGCAATCACTAATAAGTTGAGTGGTGTAATATCCTCCTCAACTCAGTTTAATGCATTAACTGGTACATCTGCCTCATATTCAGCTACCGCATCGTTGTCTACAGCAGTAAGTGGTGGAACAGAAGATTATATACCACTTTGGTCATCAGCAAATACACTTACACGTAGTAGATTATACCAAACTGGTTCTAGTATTATATTTGGTGGAACGACATTCTATGATGAAACCGCACCAGATATCTTTGGCTTGTACGGTGGTATAACAGACTCATTTAATTTAATCACTGCGCACGCAATAATTGACAACTACTTACAAATAAATGTTCGTAACTTAAGTACAGGTTCTTCTGCATCATCAGATATAGTTGCGGTTAAGAGACTAGGAACAGAAACATCTGGCTTCATTGATATGGGTATCAATGATGACAATTATGTTGGTACGGAAATTTATGATGTTGCGGGTGATGCATACCTTTATACAGTAGGTGGAAATTTAGTAGTAGGTTCTGCAAGTGATACAGGAAGTGTAGTATTATTTACTGGCGGTGATACTCCATCGGATAAAAAAGTAGAATTACGAGCAAATAATTTACACGACATCACTGGTAGTCTTACAGCAACACAAGGATTTACTGGTTCGTTATCTGGTATAGCAACGACCGCATCATTTGCAACAGCAGTTAGCGGTGGAACTACAAACTATATTCCATTCTTTAATACAGCAAACACGTTATTTAGAAGTAGATTATATCAAACTGGTTCTAGTATTATATTTGGTGGAACTACATTCTTTGACGAAACCGCACCAGATATCTTTGGTTTATATGGTGGTCTAACAAATTCATATAATTTAATCACTGCACACGCAACAATTAACAATTACTTACAAATCAATGTTCGTAACTTAAGTACAGGTTCTTCTGTATCGTCTGACATAGTTGCAGTAACACCATTAGGTACAGAAGATTTTGGTTACATTGATATGGGTATCAATAGTGATAACTACGTTGGTAATAGAATTTATGATTTACCAGGAGACGGTTATCTGTATACCACAGGTAGTAATTTAGTAGTTGGTACATCAACCGCAAATAGTAACGTTACTATTTTCGCAGGTGGTGACACTTACGCCAATCGTAAGTTAACATTAAAAGCAAGTAATCAACACGAAATAACAGGTAGTGTAAATATCAGTGGTAGTATATTACCATCAAATGATTCTGTATTTGACCTAGGTTCACCATCATTAAAGTTTAGAAGTTTATATCTTTCTGGTTCTACTTTATATCTTGGCACGCTCGCAATCTCTGATAATAATGGTACATTATCTATAACACCATCGGGGTCATCGACTCTTTCACCTGTATCTGGTGCATTTACTGGGTCGTTCCTTGGTAATTTGATCGGAAATGCTAATACAGCAACAACAGCATCGTTTGCAACCACAGCATCATTTGCACTAAATGCACAAAACGTACCACTCGGTACAGTATCAAGTTCAGCACAATATCCTGGTTGGGTCACAAGTTCTGCGCAAATTGATTATAATAGTATACAAAATAAGTTAAGTGGTGTAATATCTTCATCAACACAATTTAACTCATTAAGTGGTACATCAGCATCATTTGCAACAACCGCAAGTTATGTAGCAGGTGCAGCAAGTGACTGGGCATCATTAGCAAATAAACCAGCAGATATCGTAAGTAGTTCTACCCAAGTCAAGGCGTTCTTACCTGGTGGCACTGTAAGTGCATCGGCACAATATCCTGGTTGGGTAACCGCATCATCACAAATTGATTATAATAATATTACCAACAAATTATCTGGTGTAGTTTCCGCATCAGCACAAGTAGTACCATTACTTCCTGGTGGAACCGTTTCAAGTTCAGCACAATACCCAGGATGGGTCACTAGTTCCGCACAAATTGTGGTGCAAAATACCACTGGTATTGGTGCGTTAGCAACAACTGGTTCAAATACATTTGTTGGTAATCAAGTAATTAGTGGTTCATTAACTACCACCGCAGATACAATGACCTTCAATGGGTCGATGGCCGTATCGGGAACACTTTCATTAACTGGTAGTTTAAATGTATTAAACGGTGGATTTACTGGTTCATTAACGGGTAGTGCAACTACAGCAACATCGGCGTCATTTGCAACTACCGCAAGCGCAGCAACCAGTATAACATTTATACCAGCAACGTCATCATTTGCATTAACAGCAAGTTATGTTCCTGGTGCAGCAAGTGATTGGAATTCTGTAGCAAATAAACCAGCAGATTTGGTCAGTAGTTCTACCCAAGTCAAGGCGTTCTTACCTGGTGGAACTGTTTCAAGTTCCGTACAATACCCAGGATGGGTAACCGCATCAAGTCAAATTGACTATAACTCAATTCAAAATAAGTTAAGTGATGTTGTATCAAGTAGTGCACAAGTTCAACCACTACTTCCTAACGGAACAGTATCAAGTTCCGCACAATACCCAGGATGGGTAACCGCATCAAGTCAAATAGAATTAAATAGTATTACAGGAACCACATTTGCAACAGCAAACTTTACTTTCCCACAAAACTTAACTGTCGCTGGAACACTTACCGCTCAAGAAATACAAACCGAATACGTAACATCATCTATTATTTACGAATCTGGTTCAACTAAGTTCGGTGATACAGCAGACGATACACATCAATTTACAGGTTCATTAAGCGTTCTTGGAACAATTAGTGGTGGATTGGTATTACCAGCAGGAACTGTAACAGCATCATCACAAATTGATTATAACTTAATTCAAAATAAATTAAGTGGTGTGGTAAGTAGTTCATCACAAATTCAACCACTACTTCCAGCAGGAACAGTATCAAGTTCTGGTCAAGTAGATGTTCGTAACACAACTGGTATTTCAACACTTGCAACTACTGGTTCAAACACATTTACCGCAACACAAACAATAATTGGAAACGTATTCTTAAGTTCATCGTTCCCATTAGTTTATAATAACGATAACACTAACAATATGTTGTTTGGGTTCTTTGATGGTAGCTCCATTTACGGTGCATATTATCAAACATTTGGAAATAACTACACGGCACTAAATCAACGTGGTGGTGCAGAGTTTGTATATGATATTAGAAATAATAGTGGTGCAAACTTCCATATCGCATCATTTAATGGTGCAACTTGGACTGAAAAGTTTAGAGTAGATGATAACGGAGCACACGTAACTGGTTCATTGGTATCAACTGGTGGTATTACTGGTTCATTACTTGGAACAGCAAGTTTCGCAACTACAGCTTCATTTGCATTAGCAACCGCAGGAACCGTAGAAAATGCAAATACAGCATCATATGTAGCATATACAAATATTGATGGTAAACCAACACTAGTATCTGCATCATCACAAATAGATTACAATTCTATTACGAATAAGTTGAGTGGTGTATACAGTAGTTCGGCATTCGCATCACCAAACCAAGGTACTGTAAGATTAACATTAAATGGTGTTCAGTTAACTGACGTTGATTTGGGTGTACAAACATCTGATACCCCAACATTTGCTGGAGTAAGTAGTTCAAATCATATCACTCCAACCGCAGATAATACTTATAACTTGGGTGCACCTGATAAGAGATGGGCAAACATATACACGGGTGACTTAATATTATCTAATGAAGGTTCTTCAGGTAATACCGTAGATGGAACAACAGGTAACTGGACTATTCAAGAAGGTGAAGAACATCTATACATTATCAATAACAAGTCTGGTAAGAAGTTTAGATTTATGTTATCGGAGATTAACTAATGCCAATTATAGCAGGTCAGATTACAGGTTCAGCACTTAGTGGTTCGTTAAATTATACGTTCCTATCTAATATTCCTTCTGGAATAGTATCTGGAGCTGCCCAAGTAGCCGCAAATCTACCAGCAGGGACAGTATCAAGTTCTGGTCAAGTAGATTATAACTCAATAACAAATAAACTGTCTGGTGTTGTTTCTTCGTCAACGCAAATTCAACCATTATTACCTGATGGAACAGTTAGTGCATCAAATCAAGTAGATATTACAGCAACTACCAACTACTCGACATTTAGTTCATCGTTGGCAACAGTTGATGCAGGTCAAACCACTCGTATTGATAATCTAGCAAGTTTGACCAGTTCGTATGCAATTAACGCAACTATTCAAGGCCAACTTGCTGGAGTTGCATCAAGCAGTGCACAAGTAAAAGCATACTTACCAGCAGACACAGTATCAAGTTCTGGTCAAGTAGATATTACCGCAACTAGTGGTTATTCAACCTTTAGTTCATCAATTGCAACCAAAAACGATACACAAGACGTATCTATCGGTGCATTAAATGCAGCAACCAGTTCATACGCAATTAACGCAACTATTCAAGGACAACTTGCTGGTGTTGTTTCTTCTTCTACACAAGTTAAACCATTACTTCCTGGTGGAACTGTATCAAGTTCCGCACAATATCCTGGTTGGGTCACTGCGTCATCACAAATTGATGTACGTAATACTACAGGTATTGCAACAATTGCAACTACAGGATCAAACACATTTAATGGTACTCAAACCGTTACAGGTAGTTTATTTACTAGTGGGTCAAATAGTTTAGTAGGAAGCACTACGTTATCTGGTAGTTTAGTTGTCTCTGGTGCAGCAATTACCTCGACTCCAAATATTCAAATTTACGGAGATACAGAATTTACTGGATATGCAAAGTTTAACCCAGTCACCAGTAATATTGATACCTCAATTTCCGCATCCTACATTTATGTTAGTGGGTCAACCCAAGATTTATATTTCTCTCAAAATAGTGCTGGATATAATAACGTTACTCGTTTACGTTGGTTAGAAAGTAACCTCTACACGGGTCTATTAAAGGGTGGAATACTAACAACAACAACAGGATCTACCACGTTTAATATCAGTGCAGGTGAAGGTATTGTTGTAACTCTTAACGCATCAACAACCCAAGACCCATATCCAACAATTAAGTTGGTTCGATGGGACGCAAAAACCAACGTTCCTATTACGTTTTCGGGTTCAGCAAAGATTACCTACGTTGGATTAGATGTTGCAGGTAATGTTATACAACAAGTTGTTCCTTGGGGTAGTACCGACATCAATCAATTTGATACCCAAATCAATTTAGGTGTTATTTTACATTCAAGTGCATCAATATCAACAGGAGCATATAACGCTCCACAAATTTCATATGGAGCTCCGCAAAAGGCGGACGACTTCTTTAGATCATTTGGTCCACTAAAAGTTTCTGGTCACACCTTACAAGCAAGTGGTAGTAGCCCATCACTTAGTATTAAAAAGACCGCTGGTACATCATATCGTGAAGGGTCAAATTATGCAAATAATCCAAACCATCCCAACACGGTCACAGAAGAAAGTGATATTACAATATCTAAGATATATCGTTATTATATCTCAGGATCAACTCCTGTTATTGATACGGGTGCTAGTGGATCAGGATATCCCACTCTCGATAACCAAAACCGCGTTGATACAGCAACGGGGTTATTAACATCAATTGGTTTAAGTAATTGGTCTATTCAACGCGTATTCTGGGTTCCAGGGTCACCAACCAACGCGTTTATTGTCTATTATGGTAACACCGCATACAGCACACTACTCAATGCAGTTAACGCAATTAATACGGAACCATTCACGGAAGCACCAGATACGGCAGCTAATGCTGTATTCATCGGATACATCGTAATTCAAGGTGGTAGTAATCGTGACTTACTAAACGCGACGGATTGTACTATTATTCAAGCTGGATTGTTCCGTAACATTGCTGGTGTTGGATCGGGTGGAACACAACCAGTAGCAACCACGTTAGCAGGATTATCTGATGTCGGTATTAGTAGTCCAGCTATTGGTGACTTGTTGGTATATACTGGGGCAACGTGGAATAATACAAAGTCATTAAATGGTAGTTATTCACTTACTGGTAGTTTAGCAACAAATGATGGTATTACGGCAATAACAATTAATGCAACAGCAGTATCCGCATCACTTTCTGGTAGCGGTGCTGGAGTATTTGGCGTCAACTATAATACCTTATCAAATATTCCAGCAGGTATCGTCAGTAGTTCAACACAAGTTCAACCACTACTTCCTGGAGGAACAGTAAGTAGCTCAGCACAATATCCAGGATGGGTCACGAGTTCAGCACAAATTGATATTACCGCAACAACTGGATATTCTACCTTTAGTTCATCACTAGCCACCGTAGATGCTGGCCAAACCACTCGCATCGATAACTTGGCAAGTCAAACAAGTTCCTACGCAATCAACTCAACAATACAATCGCAACTTGCTGGTGTAGTATCAAGTTCCACACAAGTTAAACCACTTCTTCCTGATGGAACTGTTTCCTCATCAGCACAATACCCAGGATGGGTCACTGCATCATCACAAATAGATTATAATAATATTACTAACAAGTTAAGTGGTGTTGTAAGTAGTTCTGCACAAGTAGTACCATTACTTCCTGGTGGGACAGTATCAAGTTCTGGTCAAGTTAGTTTAACTGCCACCTCAGAATACTCTACATTTAGTTCATCAATTGCAACTAAAAATGATTTGCAAGATGTTTCTATCAACGCACTGAACGCAGCAACTGGTTCATATGCAATTAACGCAACAATACAAGGACAACTTGCTGGTGTCGTATCATCGTCGGCTCAAGTTAAACCATTACTTCCTGGTGGAACGGTATCATCATCTGGACAAGTAGACATCACAGCAACAACCAACTATTCAACATTTAGTTCCTCGTTGGCAACAGTTGATGCAGGACAAACTACTCGTATTGATAATCTAGCAAGTTTGACCAGTTCGTATGCAATTAACGCAACTATTCAAGGTCAACTTGCGGGAGTAGTTTCTTCTTCAACACAAGTTAAGCCACTTCTTCCTGGTGGAACAGTTAGTGCATCAAATCAAGTTGATATCACCGCAACTACGGGATACTCTACATTTAGTTCATCACTAGCAACAGTAGATGCAGGACAAACTACTCGTATTGACAACTTGGCGAGTTTGACCAGTTCGTATGCAATCAACGCAACAATACAAGGACAACTTGCTGGTGTTGTTTCTTCTTCAACACAAGTAAAACCATTACTTCCTGGTGGTACAGTAAGTGCTTCTGGTCAAGTAGACATTACAGCAACTACTGGATACTCTACATTTAGTTCATCACTAGCAACAGTAGATGCAGGACAAACTGCTCGTATTGATAATTTAGCAAGTCAAACAAGTTCCTACGCAATTAATGCAACTATTCAAGGGCAACTTGCTGGTGTTGTTTCTTCT